ACGAGCCACAAGAGAAGCGACATGGGATCTCCTACTGTGCAAGGTGGAACGTGTCAGCAATGAGGCGAGCAGGTGAAGGCATCCGAGCTTCTGGCGGGAATGGCTGCAGCCAATTGCCGTGGTCCAGGTTCCGATACTTGAAATTCACGCCGCTGATGCTGAACGAATCTTGACCCGAGAGCATCGCGTCAACCGTCTGGCGATCCACCCAGAATGAGCCGTCTGGCTGGTCTGCCGGCCACTTCGGGCCTGCATTAAAGACGCCCCAGCTGTTCATGCAGAGAAGCCCATCCCGCTTGCCTTCGTTCTTGGCGTAACGCACGGCAATGAAGCACATGCAATGCGCCCAAGAGCCTTGGCGTGGCGCGAAGCCATCGGCGTCACGCTGCGACGAAAAGCCAACTCCGCTGCAAACTGGCACACAAAAGCCGCTTTCTAAACTTGCGGCAGCCTCGTCAAAGTTTCGCACGAGGGCGACGTTTGTCGCCGTGTTCTTGTTGGCTAGCTTGGCGAGGGAAATTCCCACTTGCCCACCGCCGCACAACAAGTTGCCCCATTCCTTCGCCCGCTGCGGGCTGTAGGTCGTCAGGTCGGCACCGGGGTACGGCTGGCGAAACAGGATGCCGCCTACCGTCGGGTCTTTGCACTTGCCGGCGACCCAGCGTGCAGCTGCTCCGCCATAGGAGCCGTCGGAGTACCCTGCCTGCGTGACCGGGGGAAGCCGTCCCGCAGTGCGACTGCCCGAGTACAGGCTGGTCGTGTCCACGAGCTTGGGCGGCTCAGGCAATTCGCCCTCGGCCCAATCGACGCACTGGCCAACGTAACTTCCCATCGCCCACCCGAAACTGACACAGTCCCCGATTCCCTGCTTCCACGGGCCGAAAGGCTTGCCGTAGACCTGGCGGTGAGCACGGTCTGCGAAGCGATAGAGGAACGTGTCCTGCCCCTTGGCGTTCTTGATCACGTCCTTGGCAGCGTCCGAGAAGAGTGGCTGGTCGAGCTCGGCCAAGAAACGCTGCGTCCCGGCAGGATCTGGCACATAGCCGAACTGCCCGTCAATGCGTGCCGCGACCCGGTGCGTGGCTCGCTCAACGAGCGCACCCAAGATCGCCATCACGATCACGAACACAACGGCAGACAGCGACCAGCGGTTAGCGCGTGACATCGGCAGCAGCCCTCGACAGGTCACGGAGTGCCGACACCCACGCCGCTCGGCTCTCTGGCGTCACAGGACCGCCAGATGAGCCCACGGCGTCGTCTAAGAACTTATGGATGGCTTCTTTGGCGTGCGGCTGCCGGGCACCGATGCTCTCGCCACGGCATCGCATCTCGCGGGCGGCGATCCGCAGCTCATCAAACGCCACGCCCGTCTTGAGCCGCTGGTCGTGCTGCCCGTCGTACTCGATGCAATCTGCAAGTTCTGAGCACAAGGCTGACAGGACACTGGCGTCTGAGGCGGCGCGTTCGCCGATAAATTTTCCCTTGAGCGTGAACGCATCCGGCGGCACCGGCGCAGGGGATGGCTGCGGTGCTTGCCGCTGCGGCGCGAACGCAATCGCCGCAGCCATGAGCAACGCCACCGCTGCGACGTGCTTGCCGTCAAACGTCGGCCACTTTGCCGTGGCAATGAACGCTTTGAACTTCTCGGTGATCTGCTGGCCGGCAAGCACGTAGACCGCAAAGGCAATGAGTAACGCTGTGATCACGACTTCCTCAGCAGTGGCAGAATTGTTTCGATAATCCCGGCAGCAATGGCGACGACCAGTGCTCGAGCTGCGGGGCGGACGAAGTACCAGAACGGGTACAGGCTCATCGGCACACACAGCACGGCCACGGAGTCAAACAGCACGCCGATAGCCTCAAGCACGATCTGCCGTTTCTCCTCGCCCGTCAGGTTCTGTGTGGCGTCAAGCGTCTCGACAGACAGCCTGACGAGCGCTGCGACGAGAGCACCGAACTCCGTGAGCGTCAGCCCGTCTTTCGCCGAGACGCGAGCCGTGACGAGAAACGCCGACACCTTTGACGCAATGTCGTTGAACGGCGCAGCGGCAGCGAGTGGGGCGTCGGCGACCATACCTACCAATCTGGCTGGATTTCGGGGCTGTCTTGCAGTTCTTCAGGCAGGGAATACGAACGCAGCTGGAAAAACTGCGTCTTCACCACGCGGCGATCCTGCTCGGTCGCGTCGTCCCAGGAATCGCGGATACGCTTGGTGGCCGCTCGGATCTCGCTCGGCGTCGGGTCGCGGCACTCTGACCTCTTCGGCTTGAACCGAAACCGCCGGTCGTGCCGAGGTGCCAGCGGCACGACACCCTTCAGCCTGATCAACTGGTCCTTCGTTATCGTCCAATGGGTGCAGATCGCCACCATGGCTGAATGAGAATCCCACTGCATACGCAGGAGGTTCAGATCAATCCTTGCCGTGTTGCCCGCCATCCAGCCACCTCATCAAGCACCGTTGAGACGGGTTGAGGTACAATCGCTGCCCCGTCGCAGCGGCAATGCTCTCGTGAAACGTGACGTGCTCGCAGTCCGCTCCGTCGTACTTGCCGGCCAGATATGCGGCTGTCCGGTAGATCGTCAGCCCGCCCATCGCGCTACACACCGGCACAGGAGGCGACCCGACCGGCGGCAGCCACTGGTGCTTCCACCCGCCGAGGCCGTTGGTGTAGTCGTCCCAGTACGAATTCAGCCTGAGTGCCCAGCAGTCGTAGTGCAGCCACGCGGCGACCAGTTGCGTCTCACCACTGGCGTTTGTCTGAAACGCCGGATGCTGCAGGAGCGACACGCTGGCCATTCCGTAGGCGTCAGGCATGTCGCGCATCCAGCCGATGCCATTCAGGAGCCCTCGGTTGCTCCACCCGCCCCATGCGTCCAAGTCAATCACCACGACGTAGTCGGCCTCGGCCGCACACTCACGCACCCAACGCTGGCACGCTGTGCGGTACTCGGCCAGGGCCTCAGTCCGCCGGCCAGCAAACTCCGTGGTGAAATGCTGCCGGTTGAGCCGCTGGCTTGTGAATGTCGCCTGGCTGTGCTGGCGGCAGAAGTCGGCGAGCACCTGGTCGGTGTTGTCCTCGTTGTCGTTTGTCTCGACGTGGGATTTCCACGAGCGGCAGCCGGCGGCCAGCTGCTCGAGGAGGCCAAGGTTATCTTTCAACCACGGGGCGCAGCTGCGGGCCAGCCCAACGAACGCCACATCGGAGTCGCGCCAGACAGACTCTCCGACGCTGTGCGTCCGCTTGAAGTCTTCCGCAAAGCAGTCCATCGGATAGAGCAGGTGCTCGGGCACATTGATTGTCATACGTCGCCCGGCCTTCCTATTGCCCAGCAGTGGTCAGGGTGGGCGTCTGCGTGCGGGTGCGGCACTCGCTCAACGTCTTTGCCAAGCCGCATCAACTCCTTCACCACCTCGTCAAAGGTTGCGTGGCACTCCACAAGGAACGTCGCCCGGCTCCACACGCCAGCGGAAGCGACAGACAGCACATCCACCTCGGCCCCCTCAATGTCGATCTTGATGAAGTCGGCACCGTCAGGACACAGAGCGTCCAGCGTGAAGCCTCGCACCGTCACTACTTCATGCACAGGGGCATCAGCGCACCCGCTCGCACCAATCGGGTGAACCTCCAGCAACGAGCTCTGCTCGGAAGATGGGCGGCTGTAAAGCAGTGCGTCGCCATCGCGGCTGCAGGCCGCCCCATGGATCGCCACAGCGTTTCCGGGCAGACCAGCAGACAGCACCTCATGCGCCCGCCGGTCAGCCTCTACGGCCGTGACGGCAGCGAATTCGCCAGCCAGCATGCGTGTCCACGATCCGACATTCGCACCGATGTCGACGGCGTGCCCGCGAGCAACGCCAGTCAGTGAATGCAACAGCCAACGCTCAACGCTCACGTTACACGCACGGTAGTCCGTGCCTCCGTGCCGTACCGCTTTTCGATCACCAGCCGCCTCACCTGCTTGTCATTGCCAATAACAGGCCCGATGGCGTCCAGCACAGCCTTCGATAAGTTGTCCACGTCCGGGAGAGGCGCCAGCGGCGCTGCGGGCTTAAGCCCGCTTTTGTTCAGGTGAGACTTCGGCCTCACGAAAACAGCGTCGATCTCAACCACCACCAAGCCCGTGCAGGGCCGCAGGCCAGCGTCCACGGCGGCCAGCTGAATCGCCTTGCGGTAGGCGTGGATCGGGTGCTTGGCCTCGACGTATGCGTGCGGGAACTTGCCACGGGTCGTGATACGTGCCCGAGGCTGCGGGACCGGCTCGCCGTCAACGCTGAACGTGATGGACATGCACGCAACATCGCAGGCGTGTCAAGCAAACCAGTGCGACACGTTCAGGCACTCAAAGTGCCGCATCACCTGACGCACGCAATAGCCTTCGTGGATCTCATCAAGCACATACGAATGGATGACGAGTCCATTCGCCAGATAGAAAACATCGACGCCCGCTTGGATGGGCCGTAAAGCGCCATCCAGCGGGCCGCCGAGGAACTCGACTGTTATCCACTGCGTTTTCATTCGTACCGAATCACGGCGAACCAGCCACGCGGGCCGCGAGCGACACCCTTTTCCACGATGCGGTAGCGCCCGTAGTAGCAGCAGTTACGCATCGCAGCGTCTGGCGAAGCAGACGAAAAGCCGATGCCCTCTCGCCTGCCACCAGCAGTGCCGCAATGTCGCAGCACGCCTGAGCGTGCCATCGTCTCAGCGTCCTGCTGCGCCGACGTGATGTTCACCCGCCGTGCGTTGATCACCACGTTGTCGGCCTGGGCCACGACGCCGCAGAACGCCAGAAGAATCGCAAAGCAAATCCGTTGCATACCTTTCGCTCCTTCGTGAAATGCGGCACTCCTGCACCGCTGCGATCCACCGTAGCCAACGTGTCAACTCAAACCGTGGAATCGGTAGCCGTCCCATGAGTATTTCGGGACGCTGAACCGTTCTTCCTTTGGCGTTGCTGGCTGTGCTCGACGTGCTCGACACTCAGCCGCACGCTCTGCGATCTGCTCTTGCGTGGGATCGTCGTCCAGAATGTCCCGCGTAG